GGATATACTTATCGGCCAATGCTTCAATAGTTTTTATTTCTTCTTCTGTTATCATAGTCCATTCGGAGTTTCTATTGGTAAAGGTTGTATTGCTGCGGCTATTGCATCCTCAATAGTCTGATACCCTTGTTTAATAAAGAATTTACCCATATTAGGATCGTCAGCGTCATAAGGCCAGTTGAATGCCTTAGCTATAATTCCAGGACACATAACAGGGGAACTACTAAATACCGTGGCCATATCTTTCATGTCGTCCTGCAGTTCATTGATGCCGGTAATATCACAATCCACATAGAGTTTTTGTTTGCCGTTAAATTTGGGTACAAGGAACAAATTGAGAGCATCAACTAAAGCATAAACTTCCGGAAGAACCGCATTCGTGTAGAGGTCTTTAAATGTTACATCTGTACTTATTTCTGAACCTGTAGCATCATTATTAAATAGCCTGTCTGATACGCCGTAGAGATTGCACAACTTTTTAAAAGTGAGCCTTCCCGATTCAATTATATTCATGTCAACAGGCCCAAGCCCCACCTGTGTATAACCCATTTTCCCGGCCATGAATAATAACTTACGGGCGTTCTGAACGCCTGATGCCTCATTATAGAAGTCAGATTTCATCTTTCCGAGCGCGCCTTGCTCAATATCTTCTGATCGCATCGCTTCATTCCACACAATGCCACTGATGCCGGAATTCTGAAAAGAATTTACCGCGTAATCCGTTTCCGCCCTTTGCCTGTCTAAAACCCGTGAACCGGCCACTAATGGAGACATACCAACCAGTTCATTACCGACATAAGAAAAACGCGGGTTAAAATATCTGATATGAATCATCTCTTCCGGCGGAATCATGTTAGTAACCTGCATCTCATTTTGTAACTGATAACCAATGATTCTGCGCGGCCATTCATCACTCACTCTTAAGGACATCCATTGAGAAGGAGCAAGCCATATTTCAACAGGTTTGCCGGCGTTAACCCCAAATTCAAGCGTTGGAGTATGAATATATGTATTTCCAGTGATCAACCGAAAGGTATAAGCACCTTCGAGGAATTCAGTCAGCGTATAAACCGGATTCGGATTTGAAAGTAATTGCTGCAACGGGTTATCTTTGCCCACTTCATCTAGAGCTTTTAATTTTAAAAACTGATTTTTTAAAACTGATTTAGCCGTGTAATTATCATTTTGTTTGGCATAGTGGTAATCTTTGAGAGCCTTGTCATCTTTGACTTGATAAACTTTTATGGGAACCATAGCAGCAGTCCTGGCGATCCTGCGAACAATAGAATAAATATCTTCAGAACCGGCATAACCGTAGTTGATGTTATGAATTGTATCCGAGGAATTATAGATAGGAAACCCACCTACCCACGCATAACTTTTTGCAGGCATAGATTTTTTTACAAGGGAATCTATCCCGAAAAGTTTAGAAATTATGCCCATGCCCACATTTTTTTTGGTTTTAATTCAAAATATTCGCGCATCATGATGGTATCTGAAAAATCAGGAGATCGTCCTATTAGTTCTTTTACCTTATCTTTTGGTATAATGCCTTTCTTTTTATCACTATCAACATCTTTCTGCTTTACTTGTGCCAATTCCTCAATAATCATTTCTTTTACTTGCTCATCATCGCATTCCAAATATACACCATTGCTATTGATGCGATCTGCAAGATGAAAGTAACATTGTGACTTCAAATTGTCGTAATTTTCTGCTATCGGATTACCTTTATCATCTACCGGTCCGTTAGGCGCTGCAAGGGGAGAGGAGTTGTTTACAAAGCCTTTAAATTTCATAAAATCAACGACACCCGCACCCATCCCATCTTCATCCACTAATACATCTGAAGTTCCTATTCCTAACCTGTACCTGGTTTCCTCGATTTTCGCTGCACTTACATCCAAGAGTTCTTTTTTCCACCATTTCACTTTACCGCGCCATCCATCCCATTCAATGCAAACTATCTTATCGCCGCCCAACCGTGCAATATCAGATGTGATCTTTCTTTTGCCTGATGGAACGTGAGTATTGGTGAAAATATCAAGAATCTTATCATATAAAATAATGCAGGATTCATCATTTGCATAATCCCAGTTCCCATCTAACAATCGCTCTCTTTCAACTCCTTTAAGTAATTTATGAAGTCTTTCTACATACCCGGCCTCGTTTTTTAAGTTTTCATGTGCAAAAGCCTGAATAAATATTTTGTCCTTTTCAAGCGTTCCGTTTTTCCAGGGTAAATAATAATTGCGATATAGATAGTTTTTCTTCGGATTACAAGTTTGCAAAAGTTTGCCAACTAACCCGTATTCATCATTTAAACACCTCCCAATGGATATACTTAAATTCGTCATTGCGGCTTCCTGAAATTCTCCGGCCTCTTCAATCCATCCCTGCGTCATTTCCATAGAGCCGAAACGCTCAAACAAAGGATCGCTTGGCAAGTCTTTTGCATCAATTAGAAGAACGGCGCTTCCGTTGTTGAAATAATAGCTATGGTCTTGACCATTGAAACGGCCATAATCAGATAATTTTATTCCCCAACCTTTAAATACTTTCTCAATTGTTGGAATCGTATGATTGCGAAGATCGATAAGTTGTTTACGTGCTATAAAATACCGTGTGCCAGGATAGGTTAAGGCATTTGCAAATATTAATGAGGCTCCTAAGTATGATTTTCCACCGCCTTTAGCGCCACCGTAAACTATGTCTGTTATTTCTGGATCAACCCACGCTCTTGCGGCTTGTTTTTGTTTTTCCGAAGATGTGTTAAATTCTAAATTCATAGCCTTAAATTACTACTTCGTCCGTTATCCGTAAAAGGCTTTTCTTGTAAAGATTAAAGGTTTCCCAGTCATATTTCACATTGCCAGGATGAACCGGCCTTATTATCGGAGTCTTTGAAACAACCATACATCCATTATCAATATTGAACGTTTTAAATTCATATCCGTAATCATGCATGGTCATAGCGAACTTATAAACATCACCCCACCATACTTTTGTTTCACGCGGAACTTTTGTCCCTTGTTCATTTTCCGGTAAAACGTCATGAATCACGATATACCCGTTATCATTTAAGCATTTTAAAGAGTTTTCAAAGTCGCGCTTCACCTGGTCGGCATGATGGAGGCCGTCAATAAAGATTAGATCATACTTTCTTTCGATAAGATCAAAAAAAAAGTCGCTTGTATTGCCGAGTATCCGGTTATGCGTTTTAATTTCTGGGTCAACACCTTGTTTGTCTTTGCATTCGATTTTATCAAAGTTATTTGCCGGATTCTGCACGCCGATTTCCAAATAGCTTTTAAGATTGTGCTTTTCAATTAAAGCGTTAAGTAGTTGTGTATGGTGGGTTATTTGCATTCTTTAAATTTTAAAATAAAGGATTGCGGTATTCTTTCAAATAACTGCGTTTCTGTTAAGTTGTTACACTTAAATCTTTGGATTGAAATTGTACCTGCAAGCCAAAGTAAAATAAATAAAAGAAAATATCTTATGTACTTTTTCATTAACAAAGTTGTTTAATCCCTCGATAAAGGCGAAACTTCGCTCCGTTTAGTGCTGTTTCTGCTTCTTCAACCTCATGAATTTTAGACAATACATCTAATACAGCAATTAAACCATTAAACAAATAATCTTCCTCTGATTCGCCTTTATTTGCGACTTCAAAAGCGTATTCAATTTTCATTAATTCCTGTAAACTGTACCCTGTAGAATCTATCTCTAATTTTGCAAATCCTTTGTAGTTACACGAGTTAAATAGTGTATCATTAATCCCAACGGTGTAAAATACTTTTATCCATTCCGGACTTCTTTCAGAATCTAATTTCATAATTCTTCTTTTTCTTCCATCCATGTGGACTGCTGTATTTCTTAACAGTATTTTCTCGCCTGTATTTGCAGCTATCAAATTACCAACAGCACACGCACAAAAGTCGCCATGTACTAAAGTGTTATTAAAATAGGCATCATAAAGAATATCTACCGTTTTTTTATATAATTCTGGAT